GTTTTAAAAAAACTCTTTTACCACCTTCCTATACGTAGGGGGGTGTTAGCTGTCCTCTCGGTCTCTTGCTAGTCTATATAAATAATCTCTATCTATCTTTCCTATCTCAGCTTGTTTATGATGCTCTTGGCATAGACAGATTAAATTATAGTTGTCTAGTACTCTATCTTTGTCCTGTTCTATAGGTGTTATATGGTGTACCTCTAGTCCTTTATAGTTGTATATACCTTCTTCTCTGCATACACTACATAGATAGTTACTAGCCTTTCTTATCTCCTCTGACTTACTATGCCAGCTATTTAATTGTCTTAATCTCCTAGCTTCTGTATCCTTCTTATATCTATTATGATTACATTTATAAGCTGTACTGTGTACTTTACCGCATCTGCTACAGCTTTTATACACGCTCTAAAGCTTCTTTCTTATACCAGCCTATAGGTTGTCCGTTAGATACTAAGTATGGATATTTAGCTCCTTCTATAATTCTAGTGATAGTTCCTGTCATTCCGCTTCTAGCTCTATTACTTGATCCGTCACTAGCTCCGTTACCTGTCTTAATAGTTCTTACTTTAGTTCCTACTTGAAAGTCATATACTATACTATTAACTATATCTTGTATAGCTCTATAGTCGTATCCTGCATCTTCTAATCTTTTCTTTCTTTCTTCTCCATTTCCCCATTTACCCTCTATTACTTCTCTTGCTATTTCTTCGTTACTTTTCTTAGCTGGTGTAGGAGTTGGTGTAGGTGCTGGAGTTGGGTTACTTTCTGAAGTAGCATACTTTCTCCACGTTTCCGCATCTCCATAGAAGTTATTTAAGTCTACGTTTGCTCCGTATCCTGCTACTCTACCTCTACTTGTATATTGCCATAATATATAGAATTGCCACCACTTAACAGCTGGCTTAGTTCCTTCTGATCCTGTATTAGCTCCATAGTCTGCTACCCATAGTCCGTAGTCTGCATTTGCTACACTACTCCAGTCGAATGAGTTAATAGGGCTTCTACTTGCATATAATATAGCTTTTATTCCTGTTCTTTCTTTTACTCTGTCTAGGAATTGTTTAGCCCACGCTACATTACCTAGATATCCAGTTTCCCAGTCTAATACTAGGATAGCTTCTTTTACGTATGGCTCAATTACTTTTACGAACCAGTCTGCCTCTGCTATTGCTCCATTGTTTAGATCTGGTCTAGCAAAGTGATATACTCCTAATAATTTTCCTGATGCTTTCGCTCTTTGATATAAAGTATCGAATGCTGGATCTTTATATCCTACTCCTTCTGTTGCCTTAATTATGGCAAAGTCTACGCTACCGAATGCGTTAAAGTCACTTTGCCAGTGGCTTAAATCTACTCCTTTTAACATACTATCTATCCTCCTTCTTTTGATAGTTATAATTAGATATTCCTAGTAATGCTCCTAAGAATGTTGCTACTAATGTTATTGTTCCTACTATAATAGTTGTATCGAAGTTATATAATTCACCTAGTCCTGTAATTAGTGCTATTGTTGGTGCTACTGCTGTAGCTAATATCCATTTTAAAACTGTAAAAACTTTATTATTTAGTATCATATATCCTCCTTTCCGCAATAAAAAAAGACTATTGCTAGTCTCTGATAAGTTCTCTAGAAGATATAAGAAGAATATGAAAGCAAACTTATACCCTCTAGACAGCTTGTCGCTGTCTTCCACTTAGTTCGTGTCTAAAAGTGCTTGAATGTAGAACTTTTGTATATTTCTACACTTCTATTATCTCACTAAATTAGTCTAATTTAGTCTAATCTTTATTTTTCTTTGTCTAAATATTCTTTTACTGTTTCTTCTAAAGATTTTAATAATTCTTTTACATTACATATATGTAATATTGCATCTTCTTTATAAATAGTCATTACAGGTACATATTGTTCGTCATTAAAATTACGCTTTTTTATTTCCATTTCTACATAATTCCTATGTATTTTACTTTTATAATTAGTAAATCTAATGTTAATAAAATATCTTAAAAAATAATTTTTTATACGATTTTCTAATTTTTTAGTAAAATATGTATCTAATATTTTTTCTATTACTCTCATATTTCCTCCTATTTTACTTTCCTTTCTTTTTATATTTCTTTAACATATTTATATCCTTTTCATAATTGTTTGGATCTAATAAATTATATAAATTAAGTAATAATTCTGCTTTATCTACTTTTGGAATATTTGAATTATTTATAACTTTAAATATTAGCTCTCTGGCTGTTATTAAACTATTTCTATCCATATATCCTCCTAATTAAACATAGTCATAAACTTACTATATAATCTTTCTTTTTCTAGTCTTTCATAATCATTTCTAAACATTAAAGTATATTCTACGTCCTCTGGCATCTCATTACTAATAACTACTGGAACTTTTATACCTATAATATTTAAAAACTCTATGTTATATTGATAGTCACTTTTTAAATATATTATTTTTTCTTTGTATTCTTCTCTTAGTTTGTAATAGTATACTGGGTTACATATTAACACTATTTCTGGCTTTGTCATTTCGTAGTTATCTTTATTCCATTTTATTATCATTTTATAAATATTATCTATTAAATCTGTTTCCATTGTTATTTTATTTTTTCTCATATTTTAACTTACTCCTTATTTCTTTTAATATATTAAATACCTGACTTCTGCTATAGTTCGATAGTCTAGCTGTTTTCTCTATTGTTAGCTTATCTACGTATCTGCATCTGTATATTTTATCGTATGAGTTATTACTGGCTCTTAACTCCTGCTCTTTTAGTCTTACTAGTCTTTCTCTATCTTCTAGAATTGATTTAACTTCCTCTAGCCTTTTATCTATGTTTTTCTTTTCCTTCTGAATCAGATAGTCGTCGAATGTATTAGTATGCTTCCCTCCGCTTGTTTTTTCTCCTTTTATTTGCATAGCTTTAGGCTGAGTTCTAGCGAATAACTCCTCTTTTTCATTTAATATCTCGTTATATTTTTTTTGTACTTCATAGTACTTATTTTTATATATTTCGTATTCTTCGTATAGCACTTTTACCTCCTAATGTTCCACGTAGAACATTTTTTCTTTTTTTATTCTCTATTTGAAAACTTTTAGTCGTCTCTAGATGCTACTATAACAGCCATTATAATAGCTCCTGTTATTACTCCGATTAAAAACATTATAATATGATCCATATTATTCTCCTTTATCTAATAATTCTAAAATATCGTCATATAAAGTTCTTTCTAATCTTCCTTTTGCTTTTTCTAAACAATATTCTCTAACTTCTTTTATTATGTTTTCTTTTTGTTGTAATTGGTTTTGTAAATCTTTAACTATATTTAATATTCTTCTAGGGCTATTGTTATCAATACAATTCATTTCATTACAATTACAATAACCTTTATCTAGCAATTCTTCATATCCTTTTATGAAATATTTATCTTCTTCACTCATTACTTATCACTTCCTTTTAGTTCTTGTAATTTATCTAAATATCCTATTGCTTTTTCCTTTTGCCATTCTGCTCTATAATAATGAACTGGATAATCTCCTTGTTGTAAACTACTTCTTCTAATTTTATTCATATATTCTTCTGATTTATCTATGTCATAATTTAATATTTTTTCTAATTCATTTATGATATTATTTAGTCTTTCTATTTCTTTGCGATATTCTATTTTCTTTTTTACTGCTTCTGAATATAATTCTGCTACTTCATTATATTTCTTTTCTAATTCAGTTTCTTCTTCAAAGTCTACAATTATTTCTCCATTATAATATTTTTCTATTTCACTCACTCTTTATCACTTCCTTTTAAAATGTTATCAATATCTTCTTGAGTATATATTCTATTTTGATATTCACTTTCTAATTGTTTTTCTGTTTTATGTACTTTAGTCATTAACATATTTCTACTATCTATATTAACTAATTTATTTATGTTATCTTTATATACTTTAGATAACTCCATATCGTTTTTTATTTTTCTTCTTTCTTGTCTTATTTTTTTAATTTCTTTAATGATCTTACAAGACTGCGGAGCGTTTAAATTATTATTTTCTATATAATGTAGTAAATCTGTTGTCCTTTTATCATAATTAGATAGTTCTTCTACTAAAGTATCTATATACTCGTCTACTTTATTTAATATTTGTATGCTATTATCTAATTCATAAGCTATATTCACTCTTTATCTATTCCTCCATATTGTAATATTTTCATAACTTCTTCAAACTCTGATTTTACTGCACTAGTAGTACATTTTTCAGGCTCTACTTTAATATAATTTTTCATATATTCCATTGCTTTAGTTATACACTTACAAAAAAACTCCTCATTTGCTTTTAATCTTTCTATTTGCTTTTCCTGATATTTTATCTTGTCTACTAGTTTTGTATTTATATCTACCAACTTATTATATTCACTCTGGCTTGTTTCTCTTTGCTTGGGAACTGGGTTACTTTTTAGTAACATTTCGCTTATACTCATATTTCCTCCTAATTTTATAATATATTTTATATATTATTGCTTTTATCTTATGCCCTGTTGCTCTTAATAGTCTTATTTTTCTTTCTTCGTATTCTTCTTGCATTATTCGTAATACTCATATCCTTCATAGTTAGTCACATTCATATAGTAGTTACTCCATAAATACTGATTTTCATTTTCTAATTTTAATTTTTCTCTAGCTATATCTAAAACTTTTTTATCTAATTCTTTTATTTGCTTTTTATATTCTTTTATTTCTTCCTGATGCTTATCTATTTGCTCTTGATACTGGATCATTTGTACTCCTAGTCCTATGATTATGAATAATGCTCCCAGCATAAATATTCTTACTACTTTCATACTTCCTCCTTATTTTTTCTTCTGATTTTCATTCTTAATTTTTTTATTTGCTTTTCTAATTCTATATTTTCGTCTAATAACTTGCCTACTTTTTCTTTAAATATTTTTTCTAGTTTTTCACTTTGTTTTTTATATGCGTCTCTTTCATTCGTTCTCTCTACTAAAGTTTTCATAACTGTTTCATATGTATTTTTTAATGTATTATATTTTTTTTTAGTGATAAAATGCTCGTATATAGCCTGTACTATATTTATTTTATTTTTTTCTATCTTCATTTTATCCTCTCCTTCACTCTGTATTTAAACTCGTCCTTCTTGTTTTTAAATACATAGTTACCGCACCAGCTACATATTTCTTTATCTTTTTGACTGGATATAATTACTCTACGTCCACATTTACAAGTATATTTTACTTTGTCTTCTGCATTTGTTAATTTTTTAAACTCCTCATTTGTCAATAATAAGCACCTCCTATTAACTCTCCCATATTCCAGATAGTATTATTATCTGAGCGAATACTAGATAACTCCAGCCTGTAATACATAATATATCTGCTATTTGATTAGTTCCTGCTTCTGATCCGATATTTCTAAGTCCTAAGTAGATAACTATACCTACTATTGCTACTATTAGAGTTATTAAAACCTTTACCCACCTTCTTAGTTTTAATTTCTTTTTCATATTCTTTTCTCCTTATACCATTTCGTTATTTGTTACTTCTTTTACTTTAATATATTTATCTATTACTGCATCTTCATTTACTACGAATAAATCTATATATCCTCTTGTCATACAGATACCGCAACTATCTAATACTATTGCTTCGTAGTCTACTCCGTCTATTTCTAGGATCAATACGTCGTAGTATGTATATAACCTTACGTCTTCTCCATACTTCCAGCCATAGTTAAGTAAATAATCTGTAGCTGTAGCTATTACTAGTTTTCCGTCGTATGTATACCAGCCATACTCGTTTACTTCGAAGTCCATTACTGTTAGTCCACAGCCTGTTGTATTTCCTACTACCCTTCCTCTTGGATAGTAAGAAGTTAATCTAGTCTCATATTCATACGTTATTGTATATACGTTTTGCTCTGCTTTAACTACTTTACTTCCTGACATTATTAGTAAAATTGCTAGTAAAAGTAGTTTCTTCATTTTATCCCTTTTTTCTGATTATTATTTTATTTCCTTCTGTATATACTTCTATTTCGTCTTTTTCTTTAATACCTGCTTTATCTAAATGCTTTTTAGATATATTTAGTTTGTAGCAATTTACTTTAGCTACTCCTGATGCTGTATAGTATTTTTGTTGTACTAGTTTCAAGTTATCACCTCCTAAATGTTTCACGTGGAACATTTTTTTATTTATTATTCTCTTTTTGAAACTTTTTTCATATTCTTTTTACCTCCTCTGTATTTTTAATTTACCACTTATTACCTATATAGTCAATAATAAATGAAAATGTTTTCATTTTTATATGTAAATTAGTGTAAATAAAAAAAGACTAGGAAAAAGTCCTAGTCTTCTTCTGGCTCTACAGCTATCGCATAACTAATAAAGCGTGGCTGTTCTGATCCGAATAAGTTAATCTCATAAACTCGGTGCTTAAAGGTTAGTCCATTCTCTAACATAAACTCGTCGGTTACTGTATAAAAGATAAATACGTTACTATCTTCGTCTACTTTTACTGCTTCTAATTGCTCCAGTCCGTCAATTAAATTAAACAAAGAATATCACCTCTAAATCGATTAAAAGGTATTTACAAAGGAAAAAAGGAAAATGAATAATGAAAGAATACAGATGCTTGATTAAAAGAAGATGCTTTTAAGGGAATACTTTTTTTATCTCACCTCCTTACACTTTCAATATATGCTCTATATTTCCGAATAGTACTTATTTTTATATTTATTTTTTCTTTTTGAAAATAAAAAAGCTAGAATAATATCTAGCTTAGTAATTTATTTGTTTTTGTTTCTAGCTGTGCGTTTTGCATCTTATTATAGTAGTAGTTTATATCCTCTTGAAACCAGTCTGGAATTATTCCTCTCTCTATAAAGTTTCTAGCCTTTATATAATTTCTCGTAGCGTGTGCTTCGTCTAGTTGTATATCTGGTCTATATGATAGTCTAAAATATCCACTATCTCGCATATAATCTAATATTTCTAGTTTTTTTACTTCTTTTTGCTTCTCGCAGGCTTCTATAAGATCTGCTATCTTAGGTATAAACTTAGACGTTCTGATTATATCTTTAGTTGCTTTAATAAATGTATCGTAGTCATACTCCTTTACAAACTCGTATACTTGTTGGCATTCTAACTGGCTATACTCTTTTCCGTATGCTAGTCCTAAAAAGTTTAGTCCTTTTATTAGTTCTTCTATTCTCATATTCTTTATTCTCCTTCTACTACCTCTACTTCGTCATTTAATAACATAGTTATTTTAATGATCTCGTCTTTAAATAAGAATGTACCTTCCATTACGCACTTATAATCTGTATAAATCTCTCCGTATTGCTCTACTTGATATAATTCGAATATATCGTCATAAAAACTAATTTTTTTAGGTAGTGTTTCATTTTTAGCTATTTTATTTAGTAATTCGATTAGTTTCATATTCTTTTTTTCTCCTTCTAGTTAGTATAAAACTCGCTAAAGTCTGTATATGGTGTTAGATCTTTAGTAGTTAACTCTTTTACTGGCTGATTTAGATATCCTTCGAACTTATTACTAAATAAAGTTTCTGGTCTAAGATATACTCTCATTTTATTATCGTTTATCCATTCTCTAGTTTTCTTCTCTATTACTACTTTAAAGTCCTCTAATGTATAACCTTCATTAAATCTAGCTTTAATTAAGTCTCTAGTTTTTTTACTAGATGCTCTGTAATTAGTACCAGCTAAAGAGTTAAGATAGTCGATTATTTCTTTAAAAGGTAGAGTAGCTTCCGCAGGAATTATATCTATCTCTATATCTTTCTCTATATCTATATCTATACTCTTATCTCTATACTCTAATCTCTTATCTCTATTCTCTTGTCGGACATTGTCCTCTTTTTGTCCTTCACTAAGTCCTAGTTCTTTACTTTGTTTTTCTCGATAAAGTCTTTTTTTCTCAGCCCATACGCTCTCTGATCCTACCATATTTTCAAAGTTAGCAATTTTTAAGAATTGTCCTTCGTCTAAATAAATTAGTCCTAGTTTTTTAAATAATTCTAAAGCTACTGCTACTGTATCATAAGTAAAATACTTAGTATCCCTTACTATCTTATTTATGTCGTATGGAACTATCATTTCACCTATTTTAGTAGCCATTTCTCCGTTATTATTAGCTGTATTTAAACATAGCATCTGATAAAGTACTATGTACTGACAGCCGTTCTCCTGTGATAGTAAAAAGTCTATAGTTTCCTGATTAAAAAAGTCAGTTTTTAACTTTATCCAGTAATATCTTTTTTGCTCTCTCATACTCTTTTTTTCTCCTATTCTCTAGATTTCTTTTGAATTATAACACGCTCTGTCGAATTATGTCACTTACTTTTTATAATTTCTTTATAATTTAATTATCTTTTTGCTAATTTTTATGTTCTAAAAGTTTCTTATCTATCATATCTATTAGCATAGGCATATATATTTTTTTGTTAGTATGTACTAGTCTATGATGCCTTTCACATAAAGGTATAACGTTTCCTAAGTATGTTTTACGTCCTCCATAAAGCCCTCCGTACCTTATATGGTGTAAATGAATCTGATTACTACCACATATAGCACATTTACCGTTATATAGTTCTATAGTCTTCTGATATACTTCTTTTTCTTGTTTAGTCATTATTTTATATCCAGCGTACTACTGGATCTCCTTTATAACCTTTTTCCCAGATAAACCAGCAATAACAAACGGCACTACTTATTTTGTTTATATCGTCTCCGTTTAATAAACATAATTGCCTACTAGAGTTTACGTAGATATATTTAGGTGGATACTTGTCGAATAATTTTCTACGTTCTTTTCCTTCTAGGAATTGTATCTTTAAAAACATTATGATATATGCTCCTTCTTCTGTTATTTCTATAGCTTTTTCTACAAACTCCTTCGCATATTTATACGGTGGGTTAGTTAATATATCTCCAGTCCATATTACACATTTTAAAAAGTCTACATTTCCTGTTCCATATCCTCTGTCTATTAAATCTGTACTAGATACATTGTATCCTTTTTTTTCTAACACTTTACTTAAATGCCCTTTACCGCAGGCACATTCCCATATATTCTGATGCAATTTTATATTATCTCTATCTAGTGCTTTTAAAAATATTTCTAGGCTTTCTGGATCTGTTGCGTAAAAGTCGTTTTCTTCTCTTTCTTTTTCACTATGATTACTTGCTCCTAATATTGCATAGGTTGTAGTTTTATTTCCTATCCAGTCCTTATTATCTTTATTCATTTTACCTCCTATTTATTTTCTATTTGAAACTTTTTAGTCCTGATTTATTAGTTTTTTAAAGTTTGAACTTCTACTATCGTCTATAGCATATCTAATATAATCAGCTTCTTTATTAGTTCTTGCATCTTGTACTTTCTTTTCTGGTCTTAAATATTCGTATTCTTGTTGTAATTTTCTTCTTGCTCTTGATACACTCTCGAATACTGGCACGTTATACTCTTTTCTAAAGTTCTTATTATAAAATAATTGTACGAATGCTTTTTCATTTAATACTCCATATTTAGTACAATACATATAATACAGATACATATCGTCTTTTCTTGCTCTAATATCTTTATCTAGAATCTTTTTTACTTCGTTTTCGATAGTTTCTAATTTTTTCATTTTAATTCTCCTCTATTTGTTTTAGTCTTTCTAATTCTTCTGGCGGTAGTGTTTCGATACCTAGTTGTTTACATTCCTGTATAATTCCGTCTAGAAATATTGTCATTTCCTGAGTATCAAACTCGCTACTACCTTTATAAACTTTATAATAATCTGCTTCTTTTCCGTTAATAGTTGTAGATGCTATAAATCTATAATATTTAAAATATCCGCTAGGCTTAGTACCTTTTTGTACTGGTATCATTAAACATTGACTATAATCTTCTAGCATCTGTATATACATTTCTTCTTTACTCATTCGCATTTTATTAGCTAGTTCGTTAATCAATACCCACGCATAACTATTCTGAGATAAACTTCTTTTTTCTTTATATTCTTTTATCTCGTATTTCTTATCACTATCTAAGTTCCATAAATACATAGATAGTTCTTTAGGTGTTCCTATCATAACTACTCCTAAAATGGAAGATCTGCATCTGTATAATCAAACTGACTTTGTACTTCTGTTTTTGTTTGTAATTTATCTACTGGAATATCTTTTTCTTTTTTACTTTCTAAATATTCTAATTCTTCTACTAATACGTAGATATTATATTTTTTATTTCCTTCTTTATCTTGATATGTTTCTGTTTGCATTCTACCTATTACAGCTATTAAATTACCTTTAGTCTGATACTTTGTTAAGTTCTCGGCTGATTTATTCCATACTCTACAATTTAAAAAGTCTGCTACTCTTTCTCCGTCTCTAGTTACTGGTCTATTAGTTGCTAGTCTAAACTCACATATACTTTTACCAGTACTAGTGCATCTTAACTCTAAATCGTGAGCTATGCGTCCTGTTAAAATTACTTTATTCATTTATTTTCTCCTTCCGATTAACGCAATTAAAATTAGCGTAATACATATAATTAGTGTAATTGTTACTGGTGTAGTCATTATTCCACCTCCCCTAGTGCTTTTAGTATTTTTCTAATATCTTCTTTAGTTATTATATTTACGTAGCCTTCTTTTTCTTCTAATAATTCTTTTAAATAATTTACTAGTATTTTATATCTTATATCTGTCTGAATATAGTAATTTGTATCTAATTCTATCATTATTTTTTCCATATTAACCTCCTAAAAAAAGTCTTTTCTAGATACTCCGTATTCTTCGTATGGATCTATTCTTCTTGGCTCGTAGTTATCCTCTATTTCCTGTTTTAAATCGTCTATTTCTTCTTGTTTATTATGATATTCGTATAGCATATCTTTTAAGGCATATATAAGGCTGTCTACTGGTACTAGGTTATTTTTTAATTCGTAGTCTACTCCAGTTATATCAGATATTTTATTTAATTTTTCTAGATCTTCGTCGCTTAGTTCCCAGTACATATATTCACCTACTTTTTATCCTCTAAAACTATTCCCATATCTATATAGCTGTTAATAATATCATTTCTTAATAATTCGTCTGTTCCTGCTTGCTCTAGTGCCATTTTACCGAACTTATACCAGCTACTCTCGTATACTACCTCTTGTCCTTTTGGTACTACGTCTTTTATTTTTACATTTTCGTTATATAAGTCGTGCCAGCTATTACTTTCCATATTTAAAGTTTTTAATTTACCTTCTAACTTTAATAATTGGTGTGTAGTCATATCTTCTAAAGAAGTCCATAGCTCCTTTTCTACTACGTCACTAAGCCCTGCTTTTACTACTCCCATTTTACGCATTAAATCTCCGATTACAATTTTAATAACGTACTTAGCTTCTTCGTCTCTGATATACATATTATTATATATTTCAAAGGTCTTATTTTTTTGTTTTGATTTTTCTATATCTTCTGCACTTGCTATAGCTGTATCTACTCCGAAACCTGCAAAGCCTAAAGCTCTACCTACTGCTGAAGTTTCGCAATTTTCTATCATAGAAGTTTTATTTATATAATCTTTTTTACTATCTCCTGTTAATATTTCGCTAGCTGTTCCAGTACTAATAAACTTACCTTCCTCGTCTCTTACTTCTGCTCTTACTCTTACGTAGTCGTCTCTTATTTCTTCTATAGTTGTAATAATTGATCCAGTTGGATACACTTTTCTATATGCTTTAATTCTTTCATTTACCTGAGCGTATCCTTTAGTACCTAATTTTATAGTTTCTATTTCTTCGTTTGCTTTTTTTATTTGCTCGTAACTTACTTTTATATCTTCTTTCATTAAATATCCTCTTTTCTATAACTTTCTAATTCTTTTATTTCTCTTTCTAGTGCTTCTATTTCTTTCTGTTTATCTTTTTGGCTTAATAATTCGCTTAGTAGTATTAGTGCATCTTGATATTTTTTCTCCATATTAAACTCCTTTTTTTAATAGTTCGAATATGTCTTCGCATTTATCGTGGAAGTTATTATATAATGCTTCTGCTACTCTAAATGAAGGGTTAGAGTTTCCTAGTTCTATATCTACGTAATAGCTTTTAGATATTCCTAGTTTATCCGCCATTTCTTGTTGAGTTAAGCCCTGTTTCTCTCTGAAACTTTTTAAATTAAATCTTTTCATTTCGGTACTCCTTTCTATTTTCATTATAAGAAAACGTTTTCATAAAGTCAATAATTTTTTACTATATTTTGGAAATTATTTTCTATATTTACATTTTTTATTTTCCTATTGTAACTTTTTTGGTATTATTGTTACATAATAAAATAGGAGGTTATAATATGATAAATCATAAACGCATAGGTAGACAGATTAGAGAACTTCGTGTACGTCGTGGCTGGAAGCAATACGAATTAGCTGAAAAAGTAGGTATGTCTCGTCCTGCTATTTGTAATATCGAAGCTGGGAAACGTAGTCTTACTCTTAACACTTTAAAACGTTTTTGCGAAGTGTTCGAAATAGATATATCTTACTTTGGTATTGAAACAGATAACTTCTCAGATGCGGTAGATATTATTTCTCGTATAGATGCTCTTTTTAATAGTGATCTGCCTACTGAGAAAAAAGAAGAATTATACCGTAAAATTATGAAAATATATCTAAATAGCATAGAAGATTAGCCATTTGAAACTTTTTCGTCATTTTTAATTACTTCGTATTCAATTTTTACGTGTTCCTGTTCTGCTATCAGTTCGAATAACAATTTATAAAACTTATTTACGTCCATAGTTATTACTCCTTTCTAAAAAGTTAGTAATATTATGTACTTTATTTTCTATTTGTAAACATTGGAGGTTTTCTTTTTGAAAAAAATTATACGTGTAGGTGGCTATGCTAGGGTTTCTACTGAGGAGCAAAAAAAGTATGGATACTCTATAGAAGCTCAAGTAGATAAAATAAAAAAGTATTGTGAATTAAAAGAATATCAGCTAGTAGATATGTATATAGACGAAGGCTTTACCGCTTCTAATATGAAACGTCCTCGACTTCTGGATCTACTTAATAATTTAGATAAAATAGATGCTATAGTATTTACTCGTTTAGATAGATTTTCTCGTAATGTATTAGAAGCTAATAAAATGCTGGCTACATTACAGAAACATAATGTTAGTATGATAGCTATAGAAGAAGAAGATATAAATACTACAGATGCGGACGGTCTTTTTATGTTCCAGTTAAAAGTATCGTTAGCTGAGCGTGAAATAAAGAAAACTTCGGAGCGAATACGCTCCGTTTTTGAATATAAGATAAAAGAAGGTCAGGTTATCTCTGGAGTTACTGCTCTAGGATATAAAGTAGCTACTGTAGACGGTATAAAGCGTATGATTAAGAATGAAGAAGAAGCTCCTATAGTTATGGATATATTTAATTACTTCTTAAAATACCAGTCTATTAGGATCGTTACTGAGCGAATAAATGAAAAATATAATATCCGTAAAAGCTATCAAGTTTATAATCACCTTTTAAAGAATGAAATATATATAGGTAGATATCGTAATAATTATAATTTTTGTGAGCCTTATATAGATATTGATACTTTTAATAAAATACAGGAAATAATTAAAAAAAATATCCGAACTGGTGATAAAAAGTTTACTTACATTTTTAGCGGTCTTATTCGCTGTCCTGAGTGTAAAAAACTACTTACTGGTACTAGAAACTTATATAAAGGTCGTTATTACTATTACTATCGCTGTAATAGGCATTATATTTCTAGGTGGTGTCCTCAGAATAAAAGTTTTAGTGAAAACTTAATAGAAAAATATCTACTAGAAAACGTTAATACATTAGTAGCGGATCGTATAGGATATATTAAATCTATTGAGCCTGAAAATAACGTAGATGCGGATAAAAAGATTAAATCTTTAAAAGCTGAGTTAGATAACTTAAATTATATCTTTATGAAAAAGCGTATTACTATAGAAGAATACGATCGTTTATATGAAAAAACAGAACTTAAAATAAAAGAATTAGAAAAAGTACCTACTCAGGACGTAGATATAAGCCATTTAACAGCTTTTTTAACTAGTGGCTGGCAAAGTGCCTACGGTATTATGAATAGAGAAAAAAAGCGTACTTTATGGCGTAATTTAATTAAAGAAATACACGTAGACAACGACTATAATATAAAAATAATTTTCTACTAACTTAGTGTAGCCTGTAGGTTATAGTATTTTAGTAGAAAAATATTCATAAAAAAAAGACTAGGATAAACTCCTAGCCTATTTGTATTATTTTTTATGATTAGCGAATACTATTACTGCGTACGCACCTCTCATTATAATACTCTTTAAATTAACTTCTTAACTTCCTGACTGAGACTAGGCTCACCACCTAGTCTTTTTTATTTTCCTCTAAAAGTGTTACTCTGTTCTCCACTTTATACATTCTATCTATTAAGTTATTGTGTTCGTGTACTTTCTGATCTAGTTCGTTTATTCTATATATAACTAAATCATTACTTCTTTTATTAGCTGATATAGTGGCTACTATACTAGGTATTGCTACGCATAGCCCACTTATTACAGCTGTTAATACTCCTTCCATAATTCCTCCCTTCTTATACTTGCGTCCAGCTTCCCCAGTTGCCGTTATTCATTATTCTAGTATATATACCTGCATTTTCTAAAAATGAGAATGCTATCTGTCTTTGATATTTGTCATTGTGTGCTAGGTGTATTACCCACCACCAGTTAGCTACCGTTTGTCCTGACGGGCTATTACTCATATCTGCTCCCATATAGAAACCTGATCTAGTACCGCAAGCGGTATTCCAGTCAGTAGTAGGTGCTGACATACAAACTTCCCCAAAGCCTTCTATTCTACTTATTAGATTTTCTCCTGATACTTCTAGGCTTTCTGCATCTGTTGGGAAACAATTTATACCCATACTACGCTTAGATCTATCAAAGAA